CATCAATGACTTCAACGAAAGATACAGAGTTGGTGGGTCGAACCCTACAACTTCTCTTGATGCTGGTGATTTGTTCTTTAATACTGGTACAAATAAATTACTCGTATATAATGCAACTAATTCAGCATGGGAAGAAACACAGACAGTAGGTAACTTTTTTATCAATACAATATCTAGTTCATCAGCAACTGGTGGAGGAAGCGCAACACCAAATGGAACAGCTTATAGATTTACACTTAGTAATGCAGGCACATTCGCACAGCAACATATTGTTAGCGTCGATGGAGTCATTCAGAAACCTAATAGTGGAACCAGCCAGCCAAGCGAGGGCTTTGCGGTTGACGGTGGTGACATTATATTTGGCTCCGCTCCTGTTAATGGTGCTAGCCTCTTTGTTATCACCATCGGAGCCTCGGTAAGTATTGGTACACCAAGTAACAACACAGTTTCAACAGCTGTATTACAGAACGGAGCAGTTACAACTGCAAAGATTACAGATGCAAATGTAACGACAGCCAAAATAGCTGACAGTAATGTTACTACAGCGAAAATAGCTGACAGCAATGTTACTACAGCCAAAATAGCAGATGCTAATGTTACTACAGCTAAACTTGCAACGAGTGCAGTAACTACAGCCAAGATTGCAGATAATAATATTACTGCTGCAAAAATAGCAGACGATCAACTTAAGTCAAGACATTATGAAGATGGATCTATAGATACACAACATATAGCTGACGCACAGATTACTACAGCTAAAATAGCAGATGACGCAGTGACTGCTGCAAAGCTCGCTAACACGTCTGTAACTGCTGGTAGCTATGGTTCAGCCTCAGCTGTTCCAGCGATTACTGTGGACGCTCAGGGACGTATTACAGCAGTATCAACAAATAGTATTTCTGCTGGTGTTACAAGTGACGCACAGAAAAATACTGTAGCTGGTACAAATGCTGGAGATGCTTTTTCTGGTACTGATGCAAATAACAACAGTTTTTATGGATATGCTGCTGGAACCGAAGTAACAACTGGTGATAACAACGTAGGAGTTGGTTACTCTGCTTTAGAAAAAACTACAACTGCAAGTAATAATACAGCTATCGGTGCTTATGCTCTGGAAGAAAATACAACTGGTGATGATAATGTAGCTGTAGGATCTAAAGCGTTAGATGACAATACAACAGGTTCTCATTTAACTGGTGTTGGTTATGGTGCATTAGGAGCAAACACAACTGCTTCTGATAATACAGCCGTTGGACACGATGCTTTAGCAGCAAACACTACTGGTTTTAATTCAACTGCTGTAGGTTCTTTTGCTCTACATGATAACACAACGGGTATTGGTAATACTGCCGTCGGGTATGAAAGTTTGCAAGTAAACACTACTGGTGGTGGTAATACTGCTGTAGGTGCTAATTCTTTAGAAGCAAACACAACTGCAAATTATAATACAGCGGTAGGCGAAAGTGCATTAAAAGCAACTACAACTGGTAGTTATAATACTGGTGTTGGTACTTTTGCTCTGAAAGTAAATACATCTGGATATGACAACGTAGCTGTAGGTTACGACTGTTTAGATGCAAATACTACTGGTTATTATAACACTGCTGTTGGTAGATCTGCTATGGGAGATAACTCAACTGGAATAGGACTTACTTCTGTTGGTTATTTAGCTCTAAAATCAAATACTACTGCAAATAATAATACTGCTGTTGGTCGCCAAGCTGGTCAAGAAATTACGACTGGACATTCAAACGTAGCGGTTGGAGCATACTCAATGGATGCTTTAACTACTGGTTATCAGAACGTAGCTATTGGACGTCACACATTAGGTGCAGCAACAACCGCAGAGTATAGTGTTGCTATTGGTGACAAAGCGTTGTATAACACTACAACTGGAAATAAGAATATTGGTATAGGTGCTTTTGCTTTGCAAGATAACACAACAGGATACAATAACTGTGCTGTTGGATATTCTGCAATGGAAAAGTGTACAACTGGTGAGAACAATACTGCTTTCGGTACTGGTTGCATGGTAGCCCTTACTACAGGAAATGGTAACTGTGGAGTTGGAAAAAACACTATGTTGTCAATTACTACAGGAAACTCGAACACTGCTGTAGGTCAAGAGGCTATGGATGCAATGACTACTGGACTGTATAACACAGCCATTGGTTATGGAGCACTTACCGATATGACTACAGCTACTGGTAATGTAGCTATGGGATATGAAGCAGGGGAGAATCAAACAACTGGTGACTACAATGTATATATAGGATATAAGTCTGCATTTAGATCTACAACAGGTTACAAAAATGTATGTATCGGTTGGCAAGCTGGTGAAACTATAACAACTGGTTCAGACTGTGTCTGTCTTGGTCAGACTGCTGACCCTCACGACCCTGCTGGATATAACCAATTTGTTGTAGGTAACAGTTTAACTGGAGTCGGTAATAACACTTCTATGATTCTTCAAGCGTATCAGTCGAACAATAGTTCTAGTTGGGCAACAACTTCTGATGAAAGAATTAAAAAGAATATAGTTGAGAATAATTCTGGTTTAAATATAATAAATCAGATACAAGTTAAAAATTTTGAATATAAAACTAAGGAGGAGATCGAAGTGGACAGTCCAGAATTAGCTAGATATTCAAAAGCGGCAGAAGTAAAACACGGAGAAGGATTACATCTTGGTGTAATTGCACAAGAAATAGAAAAAGTATTACCCGAAGTTGTAACGACACACGAAGATTCTGGAATTAAAGCAGTAAACTCAGATCATATAACTTGGTATTTAGTAAACGCAATTAAGGAGTTATCAGCAAAAGTAGCCGCATTGGAGGCCGCATAACATATGTCTTTAACACAAATAAATAAGGCTGGTCTAGACGAGTTAGCTCTAGATCACGTCTTTACAATAGGTGCTAGCGGTTCTAGTGCCTACACATTTCAAGGAGAAGGGTTGAATGGCACTGTCAACAACCC